TTGGATGTTTCCGGACACTCGTTCATAGAAGATTATGAGTTGGACTCTTGAAGCGTTGGCGGGTGCGGTAAAGAATCCGCTCTTTAGTAGATACCAGGTGTTGGATAATGGGATTAGCGTTTTCGGGCCGTCTGAAGAAGATATTGCAGCTTCGGAAGAGTTCATCCAGTCAATACGGAGCCAGGCTCTGACGTTGGTCTGCGAAACTGCACCTCGAGCGACGTAAGCCGAAAATTGGTATGCGGAGCCGGCGACGACTGGCGTCCCATCTGCTTCGCCACCATTGTAAACAATTCGCGCGCTCGATGCAGCTGCGGTTTGAAATCCTCTAATCGCCCATTGACCGGCTGGACCAGTATTCACGTCTACATATGGCGGTGTGAATGGTACTGCTTCGGCCGATGGTTTGCGGCGGCGCGCTCTTGAGTTTGTGTTTCCGGTATACCCATCGTCGCTATATTCGGCGGAAGGATTCGAGACGAAATTCCAATAACCAAAATTAGCGGTCAAATTGGTATCAAATTCCGACTGACGATTACCGTATGTTGTTATCGACGTGGCCTTAGAAGACTTTTTCGTGACTTCAACTGGCACGCCGACAACATTTTGGTTATTTACAACCATAAAGTTTTGCTCATTGAATCCACCAATTTTGGTAATCTCTTTTTGATAATCTTCAATGTGTAATCGAGCGCGGTTATTTGTCACGATAGTATTTGCAATGTTTTGAGAAGAGTTCTCAAAGTCAATTTCAACATAATGAAGATCACTCCCACTGCCCAAATTATCTCTAAATGTGTAGCCGCTGCTAGTAGTGCCAGTGTCTTCAATGCGGATTAGACCGGTCCGGCCAGTCGTGATGTTTGTTGGGATTGCGTGAGTTCCCCACCACATAGTTTTAGCCGTCGAGTTGACGATTAGATCAAGATGGTCCGTTATTGTGCCGACCATATCTGTGTCGCCCATGTTTAGAGTTGCATTGGCTCCGCCGGCGATTTCTATCATCGCAGTTGCACCAGTATCGTCAATAATTCGGTTTAGAGCTCGCGCGCGCGAAGTGTAGAGATACCTCGAACCAGGGTCTAATACTCCAGCCGCAGTGTACCCGCCCGCACCCACCACTTGAAATTGAGAAACATAGCCGACCCAGTCCGAACAGTGAATAGTAGTTAGGGTAATTGGATCGTTTACTGAATAGGTGTTATCAAAAACGATTCGCTGGCTTACTTCTTGGACGAATCCGGTAAAAAAGTATTCGGAAGTTCCGAAACGACGGAGACGGACTGCATCGCCGACAGCTGGAATTGTGGCCGCATTACTAAACGTCACGTTGAGAGTTCCAGAGTCGACCATAGATTGCCCTGGCGGGCCAACTCGACCACCTTCTGAATAGTCGATATTACCCGATATTGTCGCTGTACGATCTATCCAGGTGAATGGTGACGCCCAAGCCGAGGTCTCTAACTGGATTTTACCGTATAACGGTCGTTCAATGATTGGCAAGGCCATTAGCGTCGATTTCCGTTCGATCGGTTGAAGTCAGCCAATACCCTGGCTACTTCACGTCCGGCACTGACTGAGTCTGTTGGCGCGTTGAAGTTGACTGTAATGCCACCACGACTCGTTCCGCCAAAGGGACCAGTTCCAGGACCGTTATTGCCAGCTCCAGAGCTAGGCGTACCATCTCCGCCGGAGCCGTAGAAGCGTCGACCACCACGTCCGCCGCCGCCACGTCCAAACACAGTGTTCTGATCGTTGTACGCTTTCAATTCTCCGGTGGCTTTGCGCCAGGCTTCCATAAGGTCGATAACCATGCCGACGACCGAATTTATTGCTTTAGCCATATTTACGAAGGCTTCGACAATATCCGCAAGGTCCTTCTTACCCTGCGGAGACGATAACCATGCACTGATTTGGTCGTTCATCGCTTCAAGATGCGGGAGCATCGCTTCGCCAATGGTGTCGCCCATGTCAGCAAATTGTTGCATCATTTTGTCGAAGGGAGTCGCGGATTCTTCTGCTAATCCTTTTACGCGGCCTTCGATTTTACCGAGAATCAACTCCTGCGCTTCGAGCATCCGACCAGACTCCGCCAACACGGTAATCTTGTCTTTTTCGGTCTGAGTGAATAAGACTCCGGCCTTACTGAGGGAGTCAAGTTTATTCGCTGGGTCCTCGAGCATTTTGCCGAGTTTGATTGCGTTGGATTCCATCTCACCGAATCCACCTGCTGCCAGGTCGATTGCGGCCGCAGTTGCACGATCGAAGGAGCCAGCCATGACGTCCGCGCTTTTGCGAACAGACTTGAACATGAGGAGTTTTTTCTGAACAGCTTTGATTTGTTCATCGTCAATGCCGGTAGCTTTTGAGACGGTAGTGGCATAAGCGGCCATTCGCTCGACAGTCTTATCGGTTGCAGCCGATATACCGTTCATATTCTCCAGCATGAATTTGAGCTGGACGTCGGCCTTGCGCGATTCCGCACCCATATTAGCCAACATTGGAATAGCTCGAGACAATGCACCGACCAGAGAGATTAGAGCTGCCGCGCCAATCTGGAATCCGCGCTTTGCTATCGACCCGAAGGTCATAGTATCGCGGCCAGCCTTTTGAAGACCGGACGACCACTTGCGCGTCTGAGCGACTAGGGTAACGATCATGTTGCCACTAGCCATTGTCTAGCCTCTCTGTTTCAGTATGTCTTGTAGGACCTCGAGCTCGTATGAGTTCAATTCGCGGAGCACACTGGGCGTCAGACCAGTTGCGACCACTAGCGGAATAATGCGCTCCGCCTGGCCCTTCTTTATTTTTTTAGTGGAGTCTCTTCAAAGATTTTCGATAGTTCGTCCGGTGTTATTTGCCGAGCGTGCTCAATCGTGAAGCTGCTGTCTGCTTTGCGCTTCAATACCCAGACCAGTGCGGTCCGCAGTTTTGAGACGCCTGGCTTGTCTTCTCCAATATCTGAGAATGATAAGCCGGCATAGTTTTCAATGTCCTCGATGTCGCCGAGTGTCAGGGTGTCGATATCCAATTTATTCTCCTATGATGTCTTCCGGTATTCGTAGCCGTTTACTTGGATGTAGCGGCGTAGTAGTACGTTCCATAAGGCTACTACGTTTGGTTTTGATGCTTCTCTGGCACGCTTTAGATAAGTGTTGCTATTGTCTGATCTAATTCCTTGACTACGGAATCCTCTAAAGGGTGGCCCAGTCTTGCTTCGGCGAATAACATACGGTCCCCACGGATAGTATCGGCCGAACGACACCGATTTACCGTAGGGAGTATTCGCTATAACAACTCCACCGATCATGGTGCTTTTGGAGCCGTATTTATTTGTTACTCGGGCTGATGCTTTGCCTTCAATCTTCATCGCAAGTTGTCCGGATTTTATGGGAGCGAGACGTCGACCTTCACCGGCGACGATCTGCGCACCCATCTTCATCCATTTATTGTAGGTTTTGTAATCTCGGGCCATGTGGAGCATGAACCGGCGTACCTCTTTGACACCGGTAACCATGACGTATCCTTTAGCCTGGAGTTTTGGCGTCGAGTGAAGACCGAATCCGACGTTTATTGACTCCGAGCCATTGGAGACGCTCCAGGTTGGCATTGGTTACGAGGTTGCGAGGAAGGGTTCGCCGATGATGTCCATGCGGACACCTTCAAAGGAGAAGGTCCCATCTGCGGAAGCCTGGCCGCCGATAACGAATGATCCGCGCATCGGGATTCGGACGGTCGAAACTGTCACTGCCGAGCCGTTCTTCGAGCGGAAGTGCGGCTGCGTTGCTGTGGCAGTTGTGTTACCATGCGGAGCATAAATATATTCGACTTCTTCGCCAGCGTTGTCCCACATGGATCGCCAGAAGGATGCGGCGTCAGTGGACTGCACACCGGAGACCGTGAAAAAATAGTCCGGTCGCCCGCCGAGTCCGACATCGTAAAAAGTTTCGCTATCTGATGATGCTTGCTCGGACTGGAGCTCGACCGATGACAAGTCCGCCATATAGTCGACGCCGTCGATAGTCATTTTCAGCGCATTGGCTTTGATTCGTGTAGAAGTAGGCATTACTTCCTCTCTTATTGTCTTGTGATTTGATAAATGACAGCATCGACGCCCAGGAAGGCTGATGCGTTTTCGCCAAATTGTTCTGGTGCTTGCATACCGGACATATAGAATCCGGCAGCATCTTCGACAGCTGCGATCACGTCTTCGACGTAACCATCCATTGTCGCGGTGACGTTCTGATTAGTGAGTGCTTGAGCGAGGATGCGGACGTTGAATCCGATACGGTATTCGCCGTAGGTTTCCCCTGGCTGAATCCACTCGCTAAGCGGGAACATAACAGCGCAAGGCGGAGTGATGTTGGGTGGAACATGCTCGAAGACGCGGAATCCGGCATCCTCGAGGAGACCGGCGAGAGCTGCGCGTGCTTCGCTTATCACCGACCAAATCCAATGTTTCCGGTGGCGGCCAGCACGAATCCTGACAGCAAATCGTAGCTGCGGACCATGCTGTCTCTGGCGATTCTCATAGGTGCTTGATCAAAGGATGCGAATTGCGCGATGCCACCTGGTGCGGAGCGACGGTTATACAATTCCGCGCCACACTCCATAATTGCTCGGGTGCGAATGGCTGCTGGGACGTCCTCAACTTCACCGATAAATCGGTCGACTAATTCGACAGCGGGATACCAGCAGTGGTTCTGGATGAATTCTTCATCCACTCCACCGATGACAGCACCGACGTAAGTCGTGAGGTTGTCCCAGGCAGCCATTCGTTATCCCTTCGCTGGTCTTACTTAGTCAGCTACGGTCGGGATAATCAGAGCCGGAAATTCATCCGCGACACAGCAAAATGTCGAGAGGCTGAACGCTTCGGAGAGGTTGACTGCGTTCTCTTGCGAGAGACGGAGTGCGCCCGAGGTGTATTGGCGGAGTGCCAGCGAGGAGACGAAGGCGTCTTCGGTTCCGTTGGCAGCAAGCTGCGCGTCGACGATGATGGGGATACCGGCGATCGTGCCACGGAGTCCACCAGGGTTAGCCGAACCAAAGGCTCCAGCGTTCTCCTGCGAGAAGGAGATAACCGGCGTTCCGTCAAGAGCCAGAAGCTTTTTGAAGGTGGCCTTACCGACTACAAGTGCGTCGATGGTTGCTCCGGCGGGCTGGAAGTACGTTGCGGCTGCGTCGGCCAGTGCGCCGGCCCATCCGTCGTAGTTCTCATTAGCGCGGGTGACGATGTGTCCTGCACCAGCCTGGTTGGAGACGGTTGCCGTGTATTTGTTGCGGAGCTGCGCTGCGAGAGCGTTTCCGAGTGCGATTGCCTGACCACGGAGTACCGAGTCCAAATATGGGACGGTCGACCTGGACACAGCCTGGAGCGAGAGCTCCGCATAGTTGCCCAGGGTGACGATGGATTCGGAATCGGTGTCGACGTCGAGCTCGTAATAACCGAGGTCGTCGCCTTCAGCAGCCTGGACGCCAGTGCCGTCAGTCTGACCGGTAACGCGAGCGAAGGTGATCGTCATGCCGGTTGCGGGAGTAACTCCACGACCGAAGACTGCACCAAGCGGGTTTGCGCCTTCGACAAGACGGATGAGGTTTACGTCGACAGGAGTAACGACAGAGTTTGCGGTCGTCGCACCGGTGTAGGCCCTGATGCTTGCATCGTCGCCGTCTACGATGGCCTTCAAGAATTCGCCAGCTGAACGCTTGTCCATAGCGGGTTCCGGTGTCATGTTGATACCAGCGACCTCGCGCTCGAGGTGCTGGATTGCTTCGCGGACCTCGGAGAGATCGGAAGCGGTGATTGTGGTTTCTTCCACAGTGTGCTCCTTAGAGATTTCCGAGTCCGGAGTTTCCGGTTCGGTTTGTTCGTCACGGACATCTGTGACTATCGCGCCCGAATAGGCTGCGAAACTTACAAGACTGATTTCTTTAACCAAAGCGTCTCGAACTTCGGTGACTCCGTCGACCACAGCGGAATCGCGCATAATGAATCCCACGGACAGGGAGAGGACTCCGTCAGCGGCCAAAGTCGCTGCGTCGCGTCCCCTGACCGTGTCCGATAAAAACGACTCAAAGTGGAATCCGCCATCACGGTCCGCTCCGCCAGTAATCTTGCCAATCGGCTCGTGGCGGTCGTGCTGCCATAGCATGAGCGCGTTCGGATCGAGAGTTACCGAGCCAGGTGCAAATCGTTCGTTATAGGACGGAGAGACTTCCCCATAAGGGACAGCGATGCCGGACAGTTGGCGGGTCGTAGTGTCATAGCGCAGCTCGACAAGTTGCTCGCGCGTTTCCATAGTTTCCATCTAGATAGCTCCATTCGGCGCAAGGCCTTCAATGTTTCTCACCTCGTCCTTCGACAGCCATCCGGAAGTCGGGTCGAGTGCGATCTGGTGTGCCTGATAGCGGGTAAGCGTGTCAGAGCGGAGAAGAGCGTCGATGTTCATCTTCGCTACGTTTGTAAGTCGGCCTGGGAGAAGAGCGGTCATCGCTTCCTCAATCTCGACGTAGTACGCGGCCAGCGTGAATCGAGTAAAGGAGATAAGTTCTTGCTCGATATTCGAATACGTCATCGAGCTTCCCTGAAGTGCGCTCGCCATAAGATTCACAGGAATCCCGAAAAGCCTTGAGGTCTGCTCGACGCCGAAGCTCTGGGTCTCGAGGAATTGGGCATCTTTTGGGGACAGGTAGGTCGACTGGAAGGACAGGCCGTTACCGAGCACAGCTGTCTTACCCGACCCGAGCGCGTTCCATGCGTCGGCCGCGCGTTGAGCGTCTGCACCGTCAAGCATCTGGTCCGTCTTGAGAATTCCGGCGGGTGTGCCACCAGCTGCGAACCATTCGCTGACATAGTCGCGGGTCGACGTGATTGCTAAGAGTTCCTTCTGAGCACTTTGAATCGGTCCTAGACCGTAAAGATTACCAGGGACCCGCAGAAGGCTGAGCGGCTGAATATCTGCGATTGACAGCTTTTCGGTTCCCCGATAAACATAACTTTGAAGATTCCCTAAATCGTCGCTTTGAATGAGGACGTCGAATGGGTTTAGACACTCCAGTTTGATTACTTCGTTTCGGGTGTCGTTTCGGTAAACGCGCCAGAAGGCGTTACCGGACAGAGCCAGGGAGTTGACTGTCTGCTCGAGGAAGGCAGCGCGAGTCTGTTTCGGGTCCGGCTGTCGAATCCAGAGCGGCGTCGAAGGGAGCTCTACACCGTCACGATAAACGTGGATTGAGAGTTGCTTGATTGCGGTCGACAAGATGGACACAGCGCGGAAGACGGCCGCGAGCGACAATGCTTCGTTAGTTGTGATTCCAGACGATGCAGATCGCGGGTTAGGGATAGTGCTGCCGGACCATCGCTGGTTTAGCGACGCGACAGAATCACGGCCTGAATCTAAAAGACCCATAGCCGGACGATTGAGAAATTCGAGGAATCCCATTACCTAAACACTACATCTTGTGGTATAAGTCTGTCAAGACCACAACATATAGTGTTTGGCGTGTCGTGGAGATGTCCGGAGTCGAACCGGAGTCCGTCGTAGTTCCCTTGCGGGTCTTACTTCGTCGAATAACCTATACATCCCCTAAAGAAGATACCCCTAGAGCTGTCTCATGGACTCTAGGGGTATTGCGCAGGGAGACCCAGGCGGCCACATCCTAAGTCAATTCCCAATCTCGCGGCCGTGAGAAAATACTAGCACAAGTCACTGACATGAATCGCACTGAAGAAGGTCCATCGGGTCGATCGGTACTTGAATACCGTTTACAGTCTCATTATCCATAGACCTAACAGATTATCAGAGCAGTTGTGCTCGAGGACGTTACGCGCCGATAAAAAGTTGAATACCAGGAGATTTAGGTGTGAGTTCAGACGCGGCATGGACAGCGATGGCAGTAGCCATGACAGCGTCAATCTCTACGCTTGAATCGACTCGAGAGATGCGGAAGTTTTCGCCCACGTTTTTCCGGACCGTCCTCGGTATCTGATACGTCATTACAGGGTCTCCAGCGTGCTTCAGCGTCTCGTGCTTGAGACGGTTATACAACATTGAAGACGCTCGGATGACGTCATTCTGGTGATAGAGGTGGACGCGGAATCCTCGACTCTCGAGCTCCTTTGCCAGGTCTTTGAGATATAGACCGTCCATGACGAATCCGGCCGGAGAGTGTTTCATTAGTTGTTGACATATGGCAATTAGCCTGGAAATGGTTGGCCTGGCAAAGGCGGCCACGATCTCCGTGTGGACCACGTCGTCAATTAGTACGGCCGCCGCGATGGTGGCCCAGTCTCCGTCTCGAGTCATGTCAATGCAGAAGAATGGATTACCGGTTGGGAAGGACTCTCCTCGAGGACGCTCGCAAGACCACCAGAGCGACAGCGGGATAAAAGTGTTGTCGTTAGAGTGTACGAATCGGTTTAGCCGATAACGGATTATGTCTTCATCTGGCAGCGACCGGACATCGTCGAGCATAATTTGAGCGTCGATTCGACCGGACTCGAGTGCGGGATTTGCTTGCTTCAATAGTCTGAGAAGGTGCTCGTCGTCGGCTGGGACGATTGACTCTTCCGCTTCCCAAATCCATGCACCGAACCTCGAGGACTCTCCGGCGATAGCCTTCTCCGCGTTTTCGTAAAGACGCTTCAGCAGCGCAGAGTTCTGGTCGCCCGCTGTTGTAATGCCGATCACGATACTGTCGCTTCGACTTCCTTGTCCGGATATGAGAGCTGTCCAGGATGAATCGTCCACCAGGTGAACCTCGTCGACCACGGCCACACTGATCGGAATACCCTGGAGTGTCGATGCCTTTGCCGCCTTGATTTCATACCTCGAGCCATGCGTAGTCCGGATACCTCGAGTATCGGTAAGCTTTGTCATTAGTTTTTTCAGGCCAGGCGTGCCGTTGATAATGACCTGGATGCGCTCGTACAAGATTCGGGCCTGGTCGACCTGAGACGCTATCCCGACGTTGATTTGATTCTCTTTACGGAGCAAGGCCCAGCATCCGAGCAAAGACGTGAGCTCCGTTTTACCGGACTGACGCGCGACCGAAACTAGACAAGCTCTAAACCTTAGCGTCCCATCTTCCCGCAATTCCGTAATCCGCCGGACAAGCTCTATCTGCCACTCGTCGAGCCAGTATCCCATTGACCCGCGCCAGGCAACCTCGAGCAGCGGAAGATAACGATCTATGTCGGACTGGAAGTCTTCCCGCAGTGGCGGAGTGAATCGGGTAGGTGAGAACATTACCGGCGGAGCAATTCCTCGAACGGATTCACCGGCCCATCCACAGAAGGTCGCTCTTTGAGCAGTGAACGGTGAAGAAGACCAAATTGTGCAATAAGAGCAGCTGTGACCTCACGATCTAACTCGGACGCGAGTGCCTCGAGTGCTTTGACCGATGGGCCGTGCGAATCGTCAAGCCAGTCGGCCGTCTTCAAGAATGATTCGACCGTCTCACAAAATGTTGTAGGTCGACGTATGCCTTCGGTATCCATGTGCTGTCCTTTGTTTGAGCCGGTTGGCTGTTCGATGTTGAATGTTTGCGGATTCGGGGGTAAAAATGCCTCTTAGGGGGCGGATTGTGGACAACTCACAGAAAAAACAATTCGGCTTTTATTCTTCCCGATGGGTACCCATGCCTCTTTGCGCTGCCTTATAGGGTGATACCCCATCCTGGTTTGACGAAGGCGCGACGGAAGTTAGATTTGATTCCCTTCTTCGAGTTACATGACCGGCATAAGGTCTGGAGATTACTGGCCGTATTGTTTGCCACACCGGTTATCGCTTTAGGGATGATGTGGTCTATGGTGGCATCCGCTCCGTCCACTGGATTGCTGC